GTGACCGAGGCGGATGCGGCGGGGCGGTATCTCACCTGCTTTGCCCGCGAGGAGGTGGCGGCATGAGTTACGGGGCAGCGGCCGCCTTGCAGGCGGCGGTTTACGCGCATCTGGCAGCGGTGCCGGGGCTGGTGGTGTTTGATGCCGTGCCTGCGGGTGCAGCGCCGGAAACCTATGTGCTGATCGGGCCTGAGGAGGTGCGCGATGCATCCGACCGTGCAGGGGCAGGGGCCGAGCACCGGCTGGGTATCAGCGTGGTCAGCCGGGCGCCGGGCTTTGCCCCCGCCAAGGCGGCGGCGGGGGCGGTGACCGACGCGCTGGAGGGTGCCGCGCTGGGGCTGGCGCGGGGGCGGCTGGTGGGGCTGTGGTTCCAGCAGGCGACGGCGCGGCGGCTGGACAATGGCGCGACGCGGCGCGTCGATCTGACCTTCCGGGCGCGGGTCGAGCTCTGACGGCTATCACTTATCGAACAATCTTGCAGCTCCGGTCGGGTTTCCGGGGCTGTTTCCTTGTGGAAAGCGGAGAATCCCGATGGCGGTGCAGAATGGCAAGGACCTGTTGCTGAAGGTCGATCTTTCGGATGACGGGCAGTTCGAGACGGTGGCGGGCCTGCGGGCCACGCGCATCAGTTTCAACGCGGAAACGGTGGATGTCACGAGCCTGGAATCCACCGGCGGCTGGCGCGAATTGCTGGGGGGCGCAGGCGTGAAAAGCGCCACCATTTCCGGCAATGGCGTGTTCCGCGATGCGGCCACCGATGCACGGGCGCGCCAGATCTTTTTCGATGGCGAGACGCCGGATTTCCAGGTGGTGATCCCCGATTTCGGCATCGTGGAAGGGCGGTTCCAGATCACCAGCCTGGAATATTCCGGCAACCATAACGGCGAGGCGACCTATTCGATGTCGCTGGCCTCGGCCGGGGCGCTGGAGTTCGTGGCGCTGTGATGGGAAACCCCTGGGCCGGCGAGGTGGTGGTGCGCCTGGACGGGCGCGACCATGTGGCAAAGCTGACGCTTGGGGCGCTGGCCGAGATGGAGGCGGCGCTGGGCGCGGGCAGCCTGATCGAGGTGGTGGAGCGGTTCGAGGCGGGCCGGTTCACCGCACGCGATGTGATCGCGGTGCTGGTGGCGGGCTTGCGCGGGGGGGGCTGGCAAGGCAGCGCCGCCGATCTGGCGCAGGCCGAGGTGGCGGGCGGCCCGGTGGGCGCGGCGCGGCTGGCGGCGCGGCTGCTGGCGCGGGCCTTTGCCAGCCCCGGGGATGATCCGTGAGGCGGATCGACTGGGCGGGCCTGATGCGGGTGGGCATGGGCCCGCCCGCGGCAGGCGGGCTGGGGCTGGCGCCGGGCGTGTTCTGGCGGCTGAGCCCGGCGGAGTTGCGGATCATGCTGGGGATGGGGGCCGAGGCCGCCCCGGTCGGGCGTGCCCGGCTGGAGGCGCTGATGGCGGCCTTTCCGGACAAGGGGAAAGCGGGCGATGGATGAACTGGCCGAACAGGTGGCGGCGCTGGAGGCGACGCTGGGGGGCAGCGCCGGTCTGGTGGCCGCGTTCGATGGCGAGCTGCGGCGCATGTCGGACAGCCTGGTGTTCACGGGGCGCGAGGTGAACACCCTGTCCACCGGCATTGGTGGCGGGCTGCGGCGGGCCTTTGACGGGCTGGTGTTCGACGGGCTGAAGCTGTCGGACGCGCTGAAGATGGTGGCGCGGTCGATGGTGGACACGGTTTACAACGTGGCGATGCGGCCCGTGCAGAACGCGGTGGGCGGGGCGATTGCCGGGGGGATCGGGTCGCTGTTTCAAGGGCTTATGCCCTTTGCCGAAGGCGGCGCCTTCAGCGCGGGGCGGGTGATGCCGTTCGCCAATGGTGGGGTGGTCACGGCGCCGACGATGTTTCCCATGCGCGGGGGGACCGGGCTGATGGGCGAGGCGGGGCCCGAGGCGATCATGCCGTTGGCGCGCGGGGCGGACGGGCGGCTGGGGGTGATGGCGGCAGGCGGAGGCCGGGCCGTGAGCGTGGTGATGAACATCACCACCCCGGATGTCGACGGGTTCCGGCGCAGCCAGAGCCAGATTGCCGCGCAGATGAACCGGGCGCTGGCGCGCGGGCAAAGGAACGGGTGACATGGCATTTCACGAGGTGAGGTTTCCCGCCAACCTGAGCTTCGGCTCGGTCGGCGGGCCGGAGCGGCGCACGGAAATCGTGACGCTGGCCAGCGGGTTTGAAGAACGCAACAGCCCCTGGGCGCATTCGCGCAGGCGCTATGATGCGGGGCTGGGATTGCGGTCGCTGGATGATGTGGCCGCACTGGTGGCGTTTTTCGAGGCGCGGGGCGGGCAGCTGCATGCGTTCCGCTGGAAGGACTGGGCCGATTTCAAGTCCTGCGCGCCGAAGGGCACGCCCGGCGACATGGATCAGTTTCTGGGCCATGGCAACGGGGCCGAGCGGGTGTTTGCGCTGCGCAAAGGGTATGTGAGCGGCGAGCAGCGGTACTGGCGCCCTGTGCTGAAGCCGGTCGCGGGGACGGTGCGCGTGTCGGTTGCAGGGCGGCCGATGGTCGAGGTGGAAAGCTGGTCGGTGAATACAGGCACCGGGCTGATCACCTTTGCCGATCCGGTCCCCGAAGGGGCCGAGGTGCGCGCAGGCTTCGAGTTCGACGTGCCGGTGCGGTTCGATACCGACCGGATTGCGGTGTCGGTGGCGAGTTTTCAGGCGGGCGACGTGCCGGTGGTGCCGGTGGTCGAGGTGCGGTTGTGAGCGCGCTGCTGGATCATCTGGGCACCGGGATCACCACGGTGGCGCGTTGCTGGCGGGTGGCGCGCAAGGATGGCGCGGTGATGGGGTTTACCGACCATGACCGCGATCTGGTGTTCGAAGGCACGGTGTTTCGGGCGGGTGCCGGGCTGAGTGCGAAGGCCGTGAGCCAGACCACGGGGCTGGCGGTGGACAACACCGAGGCGGCAGGCGCGCTGTCGGATGCCGGGATCACCGAGGCCGATCTGCTGGCGGGGCGGTTCGACGGGGCGGGGGTGGAGGCCTGGCTGGTCAACTGGGCCGATCCGTCGCAACGGATGCTGCAGTTCCGCGGGTCCATGGGCGAGGTGGTGCAGGGGGCCGGGGCCTTTCAGGCCGAGTTGCGCGGGTTGACCGAGCGGCTGAACCAGCCGCAGGGCCGGGTTTACCAGCGGGGGTGCTCGGCGGTGCTGGGGGATGCGCAGTGCCGGGTGGACTTGTCCTTGCCCGGCTATTCCGAGGAGCGGGCGGTCGAGGTGGTGGAGGGGGCCCGGGTGTTTGGCTGGACCGATTTCCTGGGGTTCGACGATCGCTGGTTCGAGCGCGGGCGGCTGGTGGTTCTGACCGGGGCGGCGGCGGGCCTGGTGGCGGTGGTCAAGAATGACCGGCTGTCCGGGCGGGCACGGACGGTGGAGCTGTGGGAAGCGATCCGGGCGCCGGTTGCCCCGGGGGACATGGTTCGGCTGGAGGCGGGCTGCGACCGGCGGGCGGAGACGTGTCGGCTGAAGTTCGCCAATTTCGCCAATTTCCGCGGCTTTCCGCATCTGCCGGGCGAGGACTGGCTGACGGCGGTGCCGCGTGCGGATGGGGTGAACGATGGTGGCAGCCTTGGGCGATAGGGTTCTGGCCGAGGCGCGCGGCTGGATCGGGACACCTTACGTGCATCAGGCGAGTTGCCGCGGCGCGGGGGCGGATTGTCTGGGTCTGCTTCGCGGCGTGTGGCGCGGGGTGGTGGGGGCGGAGCCTTGTGCCGTGCCGCCCTATACGCCGGACTGGGCCGAGCCGTCGCGCGACGAGGTGCTGCTGCGGGCGGCGCGGGCGTGGCTGGTGGAAAAGCCGCTGGCAGACGCGGCGCCCGGGGATGTGCTGGTGTTCCGGATGCGGGCGGTGGCGATTGCCAAGCATCTGGGAATTCACGGTGTTGTCGGGCCGGGGGCGACATTCGTGCATGCCTATTCGGGGCATGCAGTGGTGGAAAGCCCGCTGTCGGCGCCCTGGGCGCGGCGGATCGCGGCGCGCTTTGCCTTTCCGGGTTGAGCGGATGGAGAGGGCGGAGGGGGGGGGGGGGGGGGGGGGGGGGGGGGGGGGGGGGGGGGGGGGGGGGGGGGGGGGGGGGGGGGGGGCCGCGGGGGGGGGGGCCGCGGGCCCGGCGGGCGCGGCGGC